AATATGTTAAGAAAGTATATTATTCAAGATTATACAAGTAAGAAGTTTTATATTTTATCTATTGGTAAGTATATTTTCAGGGCAGATAAGTTGCCTGAATATACTAAAAAAAGTATAGGAGAACATCCAGAGGGGTCGAAGCATGAATTTCGGCGAGGGGAACGCCCCTTTGAAATTTGGGACGGTAAAAAAAACGTAAAAAATCGAGATTTTACCTACGATAAAACGAAACATTTTTTATTGGGAGAGGAGATATTTGTTTGGAATCATGAAGTAGGTAAATATTTTAGGGTTAAAATTGTAGGTATATTAGATGCTGAAGTATTTAAGAAGATGAAAACATTAATCGAAGTGGAGGGTTAGAAAAATGAGTTTTGTTTCATTAAGTAAATTTATTGTGGAACTACGTGAAATTGTCATAGGTGGAGGATTGGGACCTTATCATTCGTCATCACTTCGTCTTAAAGCGGCGGCTTTGGCCATGCAATATACCAAGTCTCCAGTTGGGCATGAGGCAGAGCTTGAGCTTGTAAATTGCGCGGCTTTGGCAGTTTCAATGCAAGAGAAAATGGTTGTGCATCAGTTGTCTCCACAGGCTGTAGATCTTGTGAAATTAACAGATCTTAAACATGCCCCCATAGATTGCCCAAAAATTTTAATGGGGCCCTGGATTGTGGAGGTTCGTAATCCAGAAAAAGAAGTATTTTTTGATAATGTTGTGGGTATGGGAGGATATAAAACGGAGGATGGTAAACAATATATGATCATTTGGTGTTATCCAGATGGTTGTGCTGTTGCTGAGGTTAAATGGTTTTTCGATGGTCGACCCATCGAAGAATCGGAGATAGGAGATGATATTGTTTTGCCCGAAAACAGAGCAAAATATTACAATATATTAGATCAAGCAAATCGATTTATACTTACTTTAGCGGAGCTTTTAGATGCGGAGGGGGCTCCTATTTTGGAGCGTGATGAACATCGAATACCAAAGAAAAGGGAGGGGAGGAAGAAGACAAAAAATATGTTAAATGCTTGGGTTGTAAAGTATATTTCTCTTACAAAAGATAATGAAAAAAAGCATGTGGAGGCCAGATTTTCAGATTCATCATTGGTAAGAGATAATGCAAATTTGATTCAGACTATGGTCACAGGTCATATAAAAAATCAAGTTTATGGACCTGGTAATACTTTACGAAAAAAAGTATATATACGAAGTTATGAAAGTCGTAGGTGGGTTTCGAAAAGACCCACAAAAGTCGTAGTTAATTAAAGTTTTGAAAATAGGAGATCAAATGTCAAAAAAAGTAGAAAGTGTGTATAGTGTGCCTGATGAGATTTGGGACATCAACGACGTAAAAATTTATACATGGCAGACCGAGCCGGGAGGTAATGTTTATTATCTTTCTGAAGCTCATAGGGATGCATCGGCGCCTCATGGCGCCAAGAAAGGATCATTAGTAGTTAGGTTAAATGAAGTTTTACACCTTTGTGAGGATTTGTATTATTGTGTTTCTCTGCGTTTCGAAAGAAAAGGAGAAAGAAAATGAAGATGAAGATGAAGATGAAGATGAAGATGAAGATGAAGATGAAGAATGACCATGCCTACCATTGGTGAAGAACTTTTTAACATCGGATTAATTACCCCTACTGGGGTACTGAAAGGAGGCCACAATGGCCAAAACAGGTTGGATTGCTGTCATATACGATCAAAATATATCAGAGGCCAAGGTTTGGAGTAAGAGACTCTTATTCGGGGCTTACAGCAATCGAATCAAAGCAATTGTCAAGTTTCAATTAATAACAAATCCTGAACGCCGGGTCAAGTTTTGTGAGGCGGTTTTTGAAACAAAGGAACAGGCTCTGGCTGTAGCTTACGCTTGCCAGTGGGCTGGGTCTATCTGTGGCGCAAGACGCCGCAGAGCAGTACCAAATGTCCCTACTTTTGACCCTGAGGAGGTCAGAGGAGACCCAATTTATCGCATTGAAAGTTTATATTCTCGTGAAAAGGATAGGTAATTCAGCCTGCCCTAACATTGTATTGCCCCCCTACCGGGGTAGATAGGAGGTCGCATGCCTACCATTGGTGAACAATTTCTTAATGCTATTCTGACCAACCCCGAAGACGATGCCTCAAGGCTTGTCTATGCTGACTTTTTGCAACAGGAGACTGACCCAAGTTTGCAAGCGCGAGGTGAGTTGATTGCGGTGCAAATGGCCCTAAGTCAAAGTGAGATTTCACATGAGCAACGTCAAGAGCTTGTATCAAGAGAGAAGGCCTTGCTCGATGAGTATGGTGAGGTTTGGTGTGAGTCTTTGGGTCTTAAAAAAATGGAGGTGTGTTTTAACGAGTGGAAAAATGGAGAATGTTTTGATTTTTGGTATATAAAACGAGGTTTTTTCTATGCCATTGTAGTCACAACGAAGAAATTTCTGGAGGTGTGTGAAGTTGTTTTTTCTAAAGAACCCATTGTGGAGATGAAAGTGTTTTCTTTTGGAGAAGATGAAAAAAAACAAAATAAACAACTGAAAAAGTTGTTAGTATCACCTCACCTCGCAAACCTTACAAGCTTGGATTTAGATGATAACAAGCTAGGCGCAAAAGGGGCACGAGCTCTTGCCAAATCTCCTCATCTTACAAAGCTTACAAGTTTGGATTTGAGGTACAACAACCTAGGCGCAGAAGGCGCCCAAGTTCTTGCCAAATCTCCTCATTTGGCAAACCTTACAAGTTTGAATTTGAGGTATAACAACTTAGGCGCAGAAGGAGCTAAAGCTCTTGCCAAATCTCCTCATTTGGCAAACCTTACAAGTTTGGATTTGAGGTACAACAACATAGGCGCAGAAGGCGCCCAAGTTCTTGCTAACTCACCTAACTTGGCAAATCTTACAAGCTTAGATTTGGCTAGTAACAATTTAGGCGCAGAAGGCGCCCAAGTTCTTGCTAACTCACCTAACTTGGTAAATCTTACAACCCTAGATTTAGGGTACAATAATTTGGGTGATAAAAGCGTCATAGATATTGTCAACTCATCCTATCTGGCAAACCTTGCAAATTTAGATTTGGGTAGTAACAACATAGGTATAGGAGGTATCCAAGCTCTTGCAAACTCACCCTACATTGTAAACCTTACAAGTTTGAATTTGTGGGGTAATAAGATAGGCGCAGAAGGAGCTCAAGTTCTTGCCAAATCTCCTCATCTTACAAAGCTTACAAGTTTGAATTTGGGTAGTAACAACCTAGGTCTTGAAGGCGTCCAAGTTCTCGTTGACTCACCTTATTTGGTGAATATTAAAAGTTTAGATTTGACTGGTAATAATTATAAAAAAAGGAAAAAATGAAAAACCTTGGAAAACAATTATTGGCCAAAATATTGGCCGACCCCAAAGATGATGCCGCAAGGCTTGTATATGCAGACTTTTTGCAACAGCAAACTGATCCAAGTTTGCAAGCGCGAGGTGAGTTTATTGCGGTACAAATTGCACTGATCCAAGGGGAGGGTAAGATTTCGCCCGAGCGTCGTCAAGAGCTTGCATCAAGAGAGAAGGCCTTGCTCGATGAGTATGGCGAGCTTTGGTATGAAGAATTGGGCCTCCCGGAGAAGCTTGGTGTGAGATATGAGCGAGGTTTTGTGCATTTTATAAAATGCACTGAGAGTCAATGGCTCGAATCTCATGAGATATTGAAAGGTAGATCTCCTGTACAGGAGATCTGTTTTGAATGGCCCGTTTCGATCGAGTTACTTCGGTCAAAAACATTAAAAAACATAAAAATATTAAATTTATATAATAAAGATATAGGCCCCATGGGGGCAGAGGTTTTGTCTCAATCTTCTCACTTAACAAGTCTTGTTGGGCTTTATCTTAATCATAACAAAATAGGTGATGAAGGGGTAAAGGCTTTGGCCTCCTCACCTTACTTGGCAAACCTAACAGATCTTTATCTTTTTAATAATAATATAGGTGATGAAGGGGCAAAGGCTTTGGCCTTCTCTCCTTATTTAGAAAATTTAGTGGATGTATCTTTTGTATGTAATAACATAGGTTCAGAAGGGGCAAAGGCTTTGGCCTCCTCACCAAACTTGAAAAATCTTAAGCAATTTCATCTCCACAATAATAATATAGGTGATGAAGGGGCAAAGGCTTTGGCCTCCTCACTTCACCTTGCAAACCTTACACATTTTGATCTGAGCCGTAATAACATAGGTTCAGAAGGGGCAAAGGCTTTGGCCCAATCATCTTACTTGAAAAATCTTACACATCTTAACATTTATTATAACAACTTAGGTTTAGAAGGTGTTATAGCTTTGGCCCAATCACCTTACTTGGTAAATCTTAAAAGTTTGGATTTGAGATATAACAAGGTATGTGCAGAAGACGCTCAAGCTCTTAAAAAATCTCCTTACTTGGCAAAATGTAAAATACAACTTTGAGGTAGCAACATGGCATTCGCGATAAAGACAACTAAAACCATGAAAGGTTTTGATGGGCACATTGAAATCTACCTACCAGGTGTGGTCCTGTTTTTAGGGGAATACTTATACAGGTTCAAAAACTTGTATGTAGAAGACTGTCTATACTGCTCCCATCGCTGTAAAGAATGCAAGGTATGTCAAGATCCTGATTGTGATACAGGCTCTGACTGCTCAGATTGTGAGTTTTGTCAAGGCAGTGGCGGGTGTTTTGACAAACATTACGAGGTTGTGCTTTTGTCAAGAGAGGAGATAGCGAAGCGTCTTATCGAGAAACTTATGCAAGTTTTTCCCAATGAACTTGTATTTTATCCTTCGGAATTGTTGATAGAGTATTCGTTAAAAGAGCCAACAATCGAGATCTCCGAACAAGAAATTGAAAAAGTTTGGGTTGAAAGGGTTTTTTGAAACAACGAAGTCTACGAAAAAATAGGGTTATTTCTGCTTAACCTACTATGTTTTTGGTTCAATCATTTTACTTGGTAAATTTAGAAAGATTAGATTTAAGATATAATAGGATAGATGATAATGGTATTAAGGAGGTTTTGAAAAATACAAAGTTGAAGAATACATGGTTAATTATATAGTATGTGTTTGTTGTATATACTGGGAGGTATGAAAATGTTATCAGATAAGCAATATTTAAAGTATTATGAGAAGTCAAATAATTTACCGACATTGGTGGGTACTGATTCTGAAGTTGAATTTGCAAGGTTTTTGAGAAAGGATTATCTCAAATCATGGGAATATTCCCATGATGATTTTAGGAGAATATATGTGGAGGACAAAGAATTTTGTAAAAAACACGCAGATTGGTTAGATTTTATTCAAGCAAACATACTTGTTCTTAGAGAAAAATGGTGTTCAGAAACGAATGCCAAAGTTTTTATAGAGCTACAAACGTCTACAATACCTACGTTAGTTGCAAAGCTTATGAATGAACAGGAGAATGGTCTTTTACAAGTAAATAAATGCAATGAGTATATATCTATGAAAGATTTGATTTCTATGTGTAAGACAAAATCGGTGAAGAATTATTTCAATAAAAAGGGGGTAAAATGATTGGTCTTATACAATGTGGAGCTAAGAAGTTACCCCACAAAGCATGTGCGAAAGATTTATACATAGGAGGTCTTTATACCATGTATAGGAGAACTATTGAGTTGGTAACTTCTGAATGGTATATCCTATCAGCCAAACATGGTCTTTTAAGGCCCTATGATGAGATCGATCCATATGATCAAACTTTACCCAAAGAAGGTTCAACATCGTGGGATTGGCTTGTTTTGAACCAATTGCATAGTATTTTGGGGGGGCGTAATGAAGTTCTTTGTGTTTTGGCTTCAAGGCGATATACAAGTGGATGGGCTCATGATTTTAGGGTCATAACCCCTGTGGATGGACAATCATTGGGTAGATGTATGTCGAGGGCGAAGTCTATTCAACGTTTTTTTAATGGGTTAGGAGGATAGCATGATTCAAAGTCGAAAATATATATGGGAGACATCGTATAAGGATGGGTTTGTCAAGATGCGAGGTTTGTATACATTTGAGGAGATCATGAATGCACTTGACATCAGCAGTAAGCGAGAAAGTATGCAGAATATAGTCGTTCACAAAGTTTATTATGATGGAAAATTGTGTGCTACGATTTCAAAGACCATGATTAATTTTTATGATGGGCAGGAGAGGATTCGTGGTGTTTTGGATACACATTCCATGGAATTTATTCCTGCCTCACAAATCAATTAGGAGGATATATGAGTGTGGAGAAAAGTGATGAAGTGAATTCTAAAGTGGATATCATGAATTCAAAAAAAAATAAATCTAAGAAGAAGGGTCGTCATCATGCTCTCAAAGGTATGTGGGCTGATGCTGAAAAAATATGTGGAGGTGTGGCGTGTTTGGCTCGTAGATTGGGTGTTCATCCGTCAGCAATTCGGAGATACAGTCAAGGAGAGATGGTTCCGAAGCAGTCCGTTAAGATACTGTTAGATCAAGTGTTGTCTGAAAATAAGTAGGATGTATTATGAGTGAAATATATAATGTGAATATTGAACATGTTAAAAAAGGATAGGAGAAAAAATGATTAATCGTTTCTATACAAAAGAGTATAATGACCCTTTTTTTGATGTTGAGTGGGTGAATCGTGATAGCTCAATAAAAAATTCTGAGGGGTATGTAGTTTTTGAACAAAAAAAAGTGGAGGTACCTTCATATTTTAGCCAATTAGCGACAGATATATTGGCTTCGAAGTATTTTCGAAAAACTGGATTATACTCTGTTGATAAAAGAGGAGAAACTTCATTTAAGGATGTTATTTTACGTATTGTTAGAACCATTAAGTGTAGGGGGGTTCAAGAAGGTTATTTTTTAAATAAAGAGGAGGCTGATGTATTTGCCGATGAACTTTCTTATATGCTTGTACATCAAATAGGAGCTTTTAATTCTCCAGTGTGGTTTAATTGTGGGCTTTGGCATGAGTATAGTATAAAAGGTAATGGAGAAGCGTGGGTGTGGTCGAATCAGGATTATGAGCCTAAACGTTTTGAAAATGTGTATGAAAGACCTCAATGTTCTGCTTGTTTTATACAATCTGTTAAAGATGATTTGGGAAGTATATATGATCTTTTGAAAACTGAATCTATGTTGTTTAAGTTTGGTTCAGGTACAGGATCTAACTTTAGTAATATCAGGGGTAAACAGGAGAAACTATCAGGTGGGGGTATGTCAAGTGGTTTGATGAGTTTTCTTGAGGTGTTTGACAAGGCCGCGGGGGTTATTAAAAGCGGAGGGGTAACACGTCGTGCCGCAAAGATGGTATGTCTTGACATGGATCATCCGGAAATATTAGATTTTATCCAATGGAAAGCAAAAGAGGAGAAAAAGGTTAAAGCATTGATTAATGCTGGTTATTCAGATGATTTCAATGGTGAAGCCTACAGAACTGTGTCGGGTCAAAATTCAAATAATTCAGTGAGAATTACTGATGATTTTATGCATGCGGTTCAGAATGGAGAAGATTGGTTTACTATTTTTCGTGCAAGTGGAGATAAAGGACCTACTTATAAGGCCGATAAATTATGGTCGGAGATAGCTGAATGTGCTTGGGAATGTGCAGATCCAGGTATCCAGTATCATTCTACAATTAATAGGTGGCATACTGTTCCAATAACTGGTCCTATTCGTGCAAGTAACCCATGTGTTACTGGGGATACTTTGGTTGCGACATCCAAGGGTTTGCAGCGCATAGATTCAATGTTAGATTCGCAAAGTCAAATTGTAGGTTCAGATGGTGAACTCTACACCATTAAACCAGCCTTTAAAACGGGGGTAAAACCCGTTTACAAACTTTCTACCAAATCAGGTTTAGAACTGAAGCTCACAGCCGATCACCGCGTTCTTACCAAAAACCGCGGTGATGTTGCAGCATGCGAGCTCACCAAAGATGATGTTCTTGTTTTGGGCAAACCTCAATTTGGTACACAAACGATGGATCTCCGTTTGGCTCAATTTCTTGGCCTCATGTTGGGGGACGGTTGTATTTCTGGTGCACAGCAAACGGCTACCCTGACATTTGGTAGCCGTAATAATGATCTCGCTCAAAGGGTCCACAAAGACTTAAATTCCTACCGTGTTGAAAAAGTTTCTGATGGGCGCGCTTTGCAAGATACGGAAGTGCGCCGAATCAAGGCCAAAGAAATCGAGCCTGAAACAAGTTTGAACACAAACGAAGAACGGCACGTTTTGAGTATCAATACAAGCGTTCGGTGTGTCGTTGAGCCTTTAATGCGATATGCCATCTTGTACCAAGGTAGCCAGCAAAAAGCACTTAAAAATGAGGCTTTTCTACTCAACAAAGAGTCCGTCGCTGCCATTTTAAGAGGTCTTTTCACCGCCAATGGTACCGTAGCCAATTATGGAGACAAATATCAGTATATCTCTCTTGAAAGTGTGTCCTCCACCTTGCTTTCTCAAGTGCAACAAATTTTGTTAGGTTTTGGTATCAAATCGAAAATATACCGCAATCGTAGAGTTGCAGGTCAAACAATGACTTTTTTACCGGATGGCAAAGGCGGTCGTAAAGAATACCCCATACAACAACTTCACTCTTTGCGCATCAGCCGAAGCTCTCTTTTGATCTTTGAAAAAGAGATAGGTTTTATGCCAGAAAGCGCAAAAAGTCATGCACTCGCGACTTTGAATCAACAAGTGAGTGTCTATGAAGATCGTTGGGAAGACAAGGTAGAAAGCCTTACATTGATAGGTGAACACCCCGTCTACGATCTCACAGAACCGGTGACGCATCATTTTGTGGCCAATGGTCTTGTTGTGCACAACTGTTCGGAGTATATGTTTCTCGATGATACCGCATGCAACCTTGCAAGCTTAAATTTAACGCAGTTTTTGCGAGAAGATGGTTCTTTTAACTTAGAAGGCTATCGTCATGCGATTCGTGTTTTCTTTATTGCCCAAGAAATTTTGGTTGATTTTTCTTCCTACCCTACACGTGATATTGCCCGTAATAGTCATAATTACAGACCTCTTGGGTTAGGGTATGCCAACCTTGGCACTTTGCTGATGATCCAAGGTATTCCCTACGACAGTGATGCAGGGCGGGCGTGGTGTGGGGCTTTGACTTCTATTCTCACAGGTCATGCCTACCGTGTGTCTGCAGAAATGGCCGCACGAAAAGGCCCCTTTGCGGGTTATACCGCCAATCGTGAGCCCTTTTTGCGTGTCATGGGTATGCATCAAGAAGCTGCTCGTGAAATTAATTCTAAAGCTTGCCCCCCTGAGCTTTTCAAAGCGGCTCAGGAGGAATGGGTATTGGCAATTGATTTAGGTAAAAAAGTAGGTTTTCGTAATGCTCAGGCGACTGTACTTGCGCCTACAGGCACTATTGGTTTGCTTATGGATTGTGACACAACGGGTATTGAACCTGATTTTTCTATTGTGAAGTTTAAGAAACTCGCCGGGGGAGGGTATTTTAAAATTGTCAATCAATCGGTGCCCCAAGCTTTGCGCAAATTGGGGTATTCTGAGCCTCAAGTGCAAGATATCTTGGCCTATGTTTTGGGCACAAACACTTTGCTTGGAGCTCCACATATCAACCGTGCAAGCCTCAAAGCCAAAGGGCTTACCAACGAAGATCTCGACAAAATTGAAGCGGCCTTGCCCTCATCCTTAGATTTGAGAGGTGCGTTCTCACCTTGGGTGCTTGGCAAAGAGACCATGGTGCGCTTTGGTTTTGTTGACACCAAACCAGGTTTTGATCTGCTCTCCAACCTTGGGTTTTCAGCTGAACAAATCGAAGAAGCCGGTGATCATATTTCAGGTAACATGACCATTGAAGGTGCACCTCACCTTCGAGGCGAACATTTGCCCGTGTTTGATTGTGCCAATCGATGTGGTAAAAAAGGTCAAAGGTTTTTGGCGCCCATGTCTCATTTGCGCATGATGGCGGCGGCCCAACAATTTTTGTCGGGGGCCATCAGCAAAACTGTTAATTTACCCAATGATGCCACCGTTAAAGACATTGAAGACATCTACTACCAAGGTTGGAAACTTGGATTAAAGGCGGTGGCGGTATATAGGGATGGTTGTAAAAATTCACAACCATTATCAACAAGTGGAGTTCGAAAAGAAGTTCAAAAAAACAATGTGGAGAATCAAGAAGAACTTCCTAAGTGTAGGGAGTCTAATGTGAGCGGCGAAATTGATGAGTTTACATCGAATGCATTTAATCATGGGCAAAGGCGTAGATTACCTGAAAAAAGAACAGGTTTTACCCAAGAAGCCCGCGTGGGCGGGCACAAGATTTTCTTGCGTACAGGCGATTATGCAGAAGGTAAATTGGGCGAAATCTTCATTGACATGCATAAGGAAGGGGCGGCCTTCCGTTCGATGATGAACTGCTTTGCCATGTCTGTGAGCATTGGCTTGCAACACGGTGTGCCCCTTGAAACCTATGTTGAACAATTTACCTTCACACGCTTTGAGCCCCAAGGTACGGTCGAAGGGCATCCTAACATTAAGTTAGCAACTTCGATTGTTGACTATATTTTCAGGGTGCTCGGTGTTGAATACCTACGCCGTTATGACTTGTGCCAAGTGAAATCAGAGAATTCAAAATTGGAGGAATCAAAAAAACATTATGTACCTCCAGTTATTAAGAAACATATTGGGATACAGGTTGTGGATAATGGTGAGTTGCAAACTAAAAATAGTTTGAATGATCAATTAGATACTATGATGGGAGATGCCCCTATGTGTGATGTGTGTGGGCACACAACGGTTCGCAATGGTACTTGTTATAGATGTTTGAATTGTGGAAATTCTATGGGTTGTAGTTAAGGAAAAGGGTTTTGATTATGAATATTGAAGAATGTAAGGGTAGGTATATACCAGTATTAGACCATGGATTTGTTGCGTTGGTTGATAGTATGGGGGGTGATGAAACTATAGAAAATGCAGCTCGATTGTCATATTTGAGTGAACCGAGAGGAGAGGAGGTACGGAGGAAGTTAATACGTTATTTATATGCTCATCAGCATATGTCACCCTTTGAAATGGTGGAACTTGTATTTGATATTGGTCTACCTATTTTTGTCATGAGACAACTTGTAAGGCATAGAACGGCATCACTTAATGAGGTTTCCGCAAGATACACTCAACTTTCAGATCTATTTTATGTTCCAGAATCTTCGAGAATACAAGCTCAAAGTAAAACCAATAAACAAGGTTCTGGTGAAACATTGGAAGAGTATAAAGTAGAACATATTCTCAAAGCTATGCAGGGTTCGAATAATATTGCATATGCAACTTATGATACATTACTTGAATTGGGTTTGAGTAGAGAAGTGGCTAGGGTATGTTTACCGGTTTCTGTATATACAAGGGTTATATGGAAAATGGATCTACGTAATTTACTTCATATGTTGGGTCTTAGGTGTGAAGAACATGCTCAATGGGAGGTTAGACAATATGCTGATGTGATGGCGGGTTTTGCTAAGATTGTAGCACCGATGGCGTTTGAAGCTTGGAAAAATTTTACTTATATGGGTATTCGATTGGGAGAGGAGGAATTGGAGATGTTGCATAAGTGTATGACTTTGGGGGGGTATGAGGATGAAGCAACAAAGGTTATTGATAGGTTGGATAAAGCTTTGAGTTTGGGTAAGAAGTCTTTTGATATTGATTTCAGTAAGGCTAGATCTAAATGTTTTTATGACGAGAAGTATATAAGTGAAAAATGACACAAATTTTATGGTTTTTATTTCCAAGGTTGTTACTCTTTATGATATTTTATCATATGGAAAAATTCTTTGTGGAAGAGGGTATTATACCAGGTGGTAAGTTAGGTATTGTATTATTGGTAGGTTATTGGTTTGTTGTTTATATTGGTATTTTTTATATATGGTAGGAGGTGTGTGATGAAACCAATTGGATTAGGAGGATGGGTAGCGTTTGAATCGGCTTTACATCCTGGAGGTAAGGAAAAAGACTTGGAAGTCGCCATTGAGCGAGCATACAAGATGGGTATGTCGTGGGTAAGTTTGAGGGGGGGTGCTGGGGGTGCGAATGATGCATCTTTTGATAAACGCACAGTAGAGGCTTGGAAAAATGCAAAACAGTATGATGGTTCATCTTTTGGGGTTTATGTGTGGATATTTGCATATCCAGGTACAGTGGAGAAAGAGATAAGTGGATATAAGAAGTTTTTGGATTTAGGGGTTGATGGTGCAATCATTAATGCTGAATTTGAGATAGATACTGATGCTTATACCGAGGAGGAGAAAGTTGACAAGGCAAAAAGACTTGTGGAAGGTATAAGGAAAGTTGGTTATGATTTTGTAGCTCATGCACCTCCGGATTATAGGGGTAGTGAGTCTCCGGCCAAATATGTGGATGGTAAACCATTTGATGTTTGGTATACATTCGATGAACTATGTGACATGGTTATGCCCCAAGTTTATGCGTGGGAACATAATGATTCAGGACATCTTTATCATTTGAGTCAGGTGGTCAGGAGATATAAGAATAGACCACAAGGTGTACAACTGGAGAAAGTACAACCTGTTATGTGTACATATAGACCCAAAACAAGAGGTTTTAGAAAAAACGTTGAGGGAAGGTATATACCTATCTCCACTCCGAAAATAGATGATGAAGCGAAAGTTGTTGCTCGTGATTTATTGGAAGGCTTGATGCATCCATGGGTACAGACTTCACAAGCCCCTTCACTTTATTCCCTCGATGCGATAACTTTCATCAATGGTGCTTCAGATGAAGTTGTGGGGGGCGTGGCGACATTGGAAGCGGAGAGGAGACATTTGCAGGTTTGGAATCAAGTGCGTGCGTGGGATCCGGACAATGTTGAGTGGAGGCCATCTCAAGATGCCCAAGCATTTATCGATCAAGTTCTTTTTCCTCCACATTCGGAGACTTTGGTGTAGAGTTGATACAGAAGAGTTATAAAAGAGTTGAAGTGTGAAGTGAGTGATATTAAAGCAAGTGGAGTTGTAAAGCCCCTATAAAATAAGGGGCTTTTGTATTTGGAGGTTGTGATGAATAGTATAAATTTCCTTTTGGCCGCGACTTTGTCATGGGTGCCGGCGAAAGAAGCCGATATGATTCGTAGAACTCAGATAGTGCGTGATGCTTTAGAAGCGGTAAAAGTGGAGGGGCGATTGTTTACGGAGGGCACTGGAGATGTGCAAACGGCTCTTTTTATGCTGGCAATCGCATCATATGAATCTGGATATCATGTGGGTGTGGATAATGGGCGTATTCGCGGAGACGGAGGTCAATCATGGTGCTTAATGCAAATGCGCGTGGGGGCTTATAAAGGGGTCTACGGATGGTATGGGAGAGATTTGGTTGTTGATCGAGTGAAGTGTTTTCGAGCTGGTCTATGGGCTCTTCATCAGTCATTAAAGGCTTGTAAATACATGAAGGGGTCGGATAAATTTTCGGCGTATGCCCATGGAAAATGTATAAAGAATTCTCGGGCCATGAAAACGCGGTACAATCGAGCAGCAAAGTGGATACAGGAGCATGGTGACAAATTGGAGGCGCAATGAGTTACGGTGTTGAAGCGAAAAAATATGTTGTTTGTTCGGGTAGCAAGAAAACAACATATGTGGAGGGGGATATTGTAAGTGAAATAGAGGCTGATGTTTTGCGGACTCATGGGGGCATTGTGATGCCTTGTGAGTCTCATTTATACGGCTATTTGGCATCTGGATATGTGAAATATCATTGGGGTCGCACACAAATTTTTGTAGCTACCCCAAAGATGGTTTGCCCAGTAACTTTGAACTTAAAATCATCAGCGTTGGTGCTCAATTGGGTCATGGCAATAGGAGATACTGGAGACCGCAAAGAAATGCGTGGGGGTGTTCAATTATCAGATGATACAAGGGTGTTACAATCAAGAGTAGGGAATGTTATTTATTCTACAAAGGTAGATTTTGAGAAAAATCTAACAGAAAAGAACTTTGTATCTTTGGGTAACCATTGGGTTTTACAAGGTAATGCTAAACTTGCAATGACTCATGATGGTAATATGGGTGTAGCGATGTATGGTTGGGGTCACGGGTTTTATGTGAAGTGGATAGCATTTTGTCAATCAAAGTAGGAGGTAGGAGAAAATGAAATTTCAGAATAGATTTGTCAGAAGAAAAGGGGGTACTGGCCCTGTACCATTGTTAGGTTCAGATGTAGATCCTACTACTTATGGTATAGATTCAGCTGGTATAGAGTCTTCAAAAGCAGCAGCATTGAATGATGTTAATAGCAATGTACTTTGTGCCCGTAATTATAGCAATTTGGGTTGGCCTGTACATAGGGTAGCAGTGGGATATAAGCCTCCCTCCGGTACTGTGAATTTAGTGGCAAATGCATATGTATTGGATAGAGGAACTTTTATATGGTTCCAAATAGGTCCTGTGGATGTACCATTGATACCTAATAAAATAACGTTTTTTGACATGGTATCTCCAGTGGAACAAGGTTCACAAGTAGGTTTTGATACTATGCAAGGTCAATCATTTGATTTTTTCTTGAGAGTGACTGATCCGGGTGGAGCTCCGGATGGAGAACACATATTTGTAATGTTACCCGATCTCACAACTATAGGTTATTAATATGTTGAGGAAGTGGATAGGAGAACAGTTTGTAAGAGTGGGTAAGTGGATGATGTATTCGCATGAATCTACAGAACCTATTATTGTGGATAATCAACCTATTCAACCTACTTTATCTCATAAAGGGCGAAAAATGGTTTATGAGGCTGAATTTTTGAAAGACAATGTTAGTGATGAAAGAGAACCTACCTTGGAAGGTTCTCTAAGAAGTAGGTTTGGGAAAGGTTAAGCATCATGTCGATTCAATTGGCAGCACAGTACGGGGGTAGTGGGTTTAACTTAGATGCTAATTACAATGTTTATAGACACATTAGTTCAGAGAGATATTATGAACTGGAGAGTAGATATGCGTATTATATGTGTACGCAACATGATAAAAAGACCTATGATTTTGATGGTAGATTGATGAATTTTATGGGGCCGCGTACTGTGGGTACAGCCCCTTTTTTATCGGCAGAACCTGTGCCTTTTTATGTGCCGTTGAATCAACGGAGACCATCTAACCCGTATAGGTTAGGTATGGCCATGGTAAGGGCATTTACCAACATGGTATTTGGAGAATTTAGGTTTCCTAAGTTTTCAATACCAGATGATGATGATACGCAAGATTTTGTAAATGAAATTGTGAGGCTTACAAAGTTACCCGCAGTTATGATAAAAGCTCGTAATATAGGAGGTTCTACGGGTTCTGTAGGTTTATCATGGTGTTATTACAAGGGAGAACCTAGAGTATCTGTTCACAACCCAAAAAACATTGTAATTCATACTTGGGTGGATAGGGATAAACTTATACCGTGTCATGTGACAGAAATACAATTATTTGAGCGGGATGATTATGATAATACGAAACAAAGGGTAGTTCGAAATCTTTATTGGGCTCGTAGAGATTGGACATTGGATGTTGACCTTGTATATAAGCACAAATTATTTGTAAGTGGTCAGGAACCCAATTGGGAGGTTGATGAGGATCGTTCGGTTGTGCATAATGATGGTATATGTCATTTTGTATGGATACAAAATACTTCTTCAGAAACCTATGAAATGGATGGTTTACCTGATTATCATGGTCAGTATGAGGCCCTTGATGAAGTGGATACATTGCACTCGATTATTTCTAAGGGTACAAAGTCAAACATGGATCCTACTCTTATTATCAAGGGTGATGTGGATATGTATAATCGAATAGGAGGTTTGAAAAAGGGGTCAGATAATGCGTTGATGTTGGGTCTTCAGGGTGATGCACGGTATATGGAGATGTCTGGTTCTGGTATAAATGTGGCCCTACAAGTGTTTGAAAGAAATCGACAATCAATATTGGAGACCTCCCAATGTGTAATTACTGACCCAAATATTTTGGCGGCCCAGGGTGTATCGTCTGTAGCATTGAAAGCCATGTATTCTTCGATGCTTGGTCAGTGTGATGTGCTTCGTGAATGTTATGGTACGGCTTTATCAAAGTTACTAGGAGACATGATAAAAGTTGCTCAGCAAATGGTAGAACGATCACAAGGTGAAGTTGTGTTTAGTTTTCCAAAGCGTGTGATTGAAGACCCTATATATGATCTGACAACCGGAGAGGAGAAGGAGGTTATAAAGAGGTTTATAAATCGTACACCGGGTCAAGGTTCAATCATAGAACCTGAATGGGGGCCCTATTTTATGCCTACCCCTGATGATCAAATAAAAGTAGTCCAAGGTGTTGCAACAGCAACGGGGAATAAACCTACTATTTCTCAAGAAACAGGTTCTAACATTGTATCTACAATATTTGGTGTGAAGGGGAATCAAGAGTATAAACGTGTGCTGGAAATGCAGAAAAAAGAACGAGAAATGCAGGCGAATATGTTTGGTGATCAAAGTGGATATGTAGGGGGTCAGGTACAGGAGGATGGTGAATTACCATTTGGAGCAAGCCCAAGACCAAGAACTGGAGATGATTTTGTAGATGAGAGTGATCCTGATCTACTTGAAGGGTAATTAATGGCTGCCAAAGACATAAAAAAAGCTCAAGCGACATTGGCTCGTAATCGACTGGAGGCCTATAGATTGGCGGAAATTAAGGGTAAAGAACAAACCAAGGGTTTGATGGAAGAAGCTGCCAACGAGCTTCGTCAAATGTTATCGAGCGTGAATGCCCCCGATGAAGGTACTTTTACAGGGGCGCAAATGAGAGCGACACTTGCCCAACTGGAGGATGTGATTTCAAACTTAACTGAAGATTTGGGTAAGGAGATTGTAAGAGGAGGTAGAACGGCGGCGCGAGAATCGGTACTTAATACAAGTGAATACCTTGGAAGAGTAGATAGGGCACATAAAGGTCTCGGGGAACAAGGTTTAGCCATCAAAGAAGCATCGATGCTTGATTATGCGACGAAAGCTACTGAATCTACTATTATACGTAGACTATCATCTTTACCCGATGATCCTGATGGTTTGGGCGTACTTGCAAGGTATGGTTTATCTACCATCCAAGATTTTGAACAAGTGATGCAAAAAGGTCTTCTCATGAAGAAATCGTGGAGTGAAATGAGAGATGAACTTGTAACAAAGTCTCCGTTTCTACAGGGGTCTCCTATGTCGTGGGCAGAGAGAATTTTGCGTACAGAAATCATGGGTGCATACAATCGTAGTGGATGGGAGACCATGAGATATGCAGATGAAGAACTTGGGGACATGGTAAAGATTCTTGCGGCTACCTTTGATGACCGTACGGGTTCTGATTCAATAGCCTTGCATGGTCAGATACGAAAAGTGGAGCAGGCATTTGATTGGTGGGGTGGTAAGTATATGCATCCTCCCAATCGACCCAATGATCGCGAAGTTGTGGTGCCCCATCGTATTGCGTGGCCATTACCTGAATATCTTCAAATTCGTTCGGAGGCGGAGGTGTTTGCAAGGTGGAGAAAGGAGAAGCGTAAGGGTTCTCCACCTGCAAGGCCAAAGATGACGACAGTACCATTGTCGAAGTTTGGCAAAGAACAAAAACCCAAAGAGAAGAAACAAGATGGTCGTGAGCGGCAACAAGTCATTTCAAATGTGGAGACGAGTGGTGCGAGTGAAGTTTCGTTTGAAGAATGACCTTGTAAAAAAAAGATATGTTGAAAGAGAAGTATTTTAGTTATTGCCGAGTAACATCGATGTTACTTACCGCAAGCATAAACATACTTGAAATAAGGTCAATTTCTATTCGCTCATCAATAAAATATCTTATATTTCAACACACAAACTTACATACTAATGTTTGACCACAAAGTAATTATTGATCAATATTTGTCGCGAATATTGATGAACGACAAATTGTGTATATTGTAAATGGAGGGGGGAATAAACAGGAGCTAACCATGGCAAGAAGAGAAGGCGAAACATCAGGAGACGGAGTCACATCTCCGTTTGGTAATGGTAATGGGGCACCACAGGCAACGGGGTCTGTTTCTGGGGCCGCAAATTTCACAGTGGATCCAACTGGAGGTAGAGGAAATATGAAAATGGACAAGATTCAGGGGCAAGATCGTAATTTGAATAGTTCACAACCTACAGGAACATTGCAGCAAGATCCAACTGTAAGTGTGGGTTCAACAATGTTTCTTCCAACCCCATCACCTGGAGCAGGGAGATCACAAGGCATCAACCCCCCTAAAAAACCGTTTAAATTAACTTCTCCTACGGTGCGTTCGTATAGCACTCAGGATCTTCAAAAGAATGGAGCTGTGCCGGGTGCACCTCCAGTGGACAATGAGTCCAAGTAATGGGTACATTACTTTTCAAAGGGGATATTGAGGTACGCCCTCAACAGGTATCGGAGACGAGTTTTCCTGGAGGTCGTGCTGATATTATTTTAAGGCTTACGCCATCTCCCAAACCTGAAAACGTGCATACAGGTGTGCAATTACGTGATGTGAACACCCTTGTATATGTTGTTCTTTCGGGACTTGGATCATCTGATTCGGTGACCCAAGCCAATTTTTTATATGTTCGGACCAATGCCCCTATGCTTCTTCGATTGACCTTTGAGGACGGTGCAAGTCCGGATATTGTATCGGTGGTTCCCATCAATGGGGTATACATATTGGAGGTCGATCAGAACCGGTATCTGAAACTCCTGGAGGTTTTAGGACAGGGGAAAATCGAGTGGTTTGTAAGTGGTCTACAATAATGGAAAGTAGGTAGTTATGCCTGGATTAAAGTTCAAAGATTTGTTGAATCAAAGTAACCCTAACAAGGTTGCAAGTTTACTGGAGAAGTTAGATTTGGGTAATGTTCTAAGAGCATTACCAGCACGGTTAACAAAGGCGGTTCCCGCTTTATCTCCGTTCCAACTTGGAACATTGCAATCGTTCACATTACCCGATGATGCAAAGGCATCATTTATTTTTAGAGCTTATTCAAGAGCAGCAACGGCGGGTTCAGGAGAACTTACCATTGTTGCCTACGGTACAACACCGGCCACTGGGCAAATTGCTGTAGCTCCAAATGGAGACATTGTTGTATTGGCTGCTGATGCTCATTTATCAGTAGATATTGAGTATTTGCCGATGTACTATGATGTACTCGAACTTTCCCAGGTTAATGTGGTTTCTGATGCAGTGGTTTTACCAACTACGGTTACTCCACTTTTACTTTTAGAAGCAGAAGCATTGGTAGGTACAGCACCTGGTAAGAAAATTATCCTAACTCCTGGAGCCTCCCCCGCGGCGGGTCGAGCGCGAATCAATGCTGCAAAAACCCAAGTATTGTTTAACAGTACTGATGCAATCACAAGTGCAAAATTGAAATTGGCTGTGGCCCCCGCAACAGATCTCAATGCTCTATTGCCAAGTCCAGCTGAATTTTAAGATAGGAGAGAGACAATGAATGAGGCGCAATCAATTGATAAATTAGATCCAAACATCACAACTACCCCCGTTGTTGTGCATCAAGAATCAAATGGAGCAGTTAAACCTCCTACTCCACTTTCTCATCAAACATCTCAATCCAAGCAAGAAATACCCGATGATCCAAGTGAAGCAACCAATGAAGCTTCCTATGTGATCAAAGGGTCAGATTTCAAAGCTCGTATGGATCGAGCCAATAAGTCGTTTCTGAAGAAGCTTGGCGTAGAGTCAAAAGAAGAACTGGAGACAAAACTTACCAAGTACAATGAAATGGAGAAACAACTTGAAACCCAACGTCGGGCAACAATGAGTGAACAGGAGAAGCTCAGAGAAGACTTGGAAAGAGAACGTAAAGCTCGCACGCATTATCAAAACAAGCTTCAAATGGAACGTGATCGAGCAGCAATAAGCAAAGAGGAGAAAAGGGTCTACCTTGCGGCTTCCAAGTTTATAAATCCTAAACTCATTCCCGCAGCAGCAGATAAATACAAAAAGTATCTCAAACAAAACTACACACCCAAACAAATCGATCGATTAACAGAGAAAAACATGGTCGAGTTTTTCAATAGGTTTGTGAAGAAAAACCCCGAATTTTCAAAGGATTTCATGAAAGTAGCTAAACGCCCTCAAGTTGTTCCAACCAATGGGCCCAAGGTAGATCCTCCGAATATCCAGACGACATCTCTTTCAAATACAAAAACTGCTGCACCAAACAAACCTAATTCTCTTTCCAATCAAGAATTCAAAGAGAAATTCGGATTTATGCCCTGATAATTAATTCATGTCTCCATATGGAGGTTCGGGCGTATATCAACCATCAATTTCATGATCAACACACATACCTCCGTATCGGAGGTTTTTTTTTAGAAGCATAATTTGAAATTTTCTCTTTGAATGTCTAAATATAAAATTATACAATTACCCACAGTAATTGTATCGGCTCGATCCCCGAGCATCGTTTGCTCCTCCTACGCTCACATCGGCGGTCAAAAGGTGGACACATATAGAGCAAACCAATCAAAAGTTTCAACCCTTTTGGGAGGTATCCTCAATGTCCCTAATTTATGCAGTTCCGCCAGCAATCGTAGATATGAATCAAAAAGGTCTCCTAGAGCGTGCCCTCTATGAAGGTCTCTACCCTTACTTGGGTTACCGTATGGAGGCTACAAGAGAAGAATGGCCTCCTAACTCCGGGCAAGAAATTGTCATGTCCCGCGCTGGTATTCTCAAACCAGTTGTTGTTCCAAATACTCCAGGTGTCGATCCAACACCACAAAACGAACCCTACGAACAATGGGTCGCCAATCTACAACAATTCTCCACTACAACTGATGCCAATATGCCAACAAGCGCTACGG